AGGACCGCGACAAGGTCAACGACATGATCGCCAAGGGTTCGTTCAAGGACCTGATCAAGAACTACGTCCGCGCCGCGAACGACGCCGACAAGACCATCGCGGAGCAGGTCAAGGAGATGACCAACGCCGCGCTGACCGAGTTCCTCAAGGACCACCCCGACGCCGGCGGTGTCAAGAAGCTGAACCTGGACCCGTACAACGGCCCGGGCTCGAACGGCTACCACAAGGTGCGCAACCCCCGCGCGATCGGCGCCAAGCTCGACGGCATGTTCCCGGACCTCCCGTCCTACCTGCAGGCTGTCTGGCACCAGGGCGTCAAGTCCGACGAGGTGACCGCGCAGCTCAAGGAGATCCAGAACTACCAGGAGAAGGTCGGCGCCGAGGGCGGCTTCCTGGTGCCCGAGGAGTTCCGCGGCGAGCTGTCGCGCCTCTCGCTCGGCGAGTCCATCGTCCGTCCGCGGGCCCGGATCATCCCGATGTCGTCGGCCACGCTGCGCTTCCCGAAGATCGACGAGACCTCCCGCGTGTCGTCCGTCTACGGCGGCGTCGTCGTGTACCGGACCGAGGAGGGCGAGGAGCTCAACGAGTCCGAGGCCTCGTTCGGCAGCCTCAAGCTGGAGGCGACCAAGCAGACCGCGCTGGCCCACGTGACCAACGAGCTGGTCCGCGACTGGGGCGCGTTCGGCATGTTCATCGGCGAGGTCTTCCCCGAGGCCATGGCCTTCTACGAGGACGTCGACTTCCTCACGGCCAACGGTGCCGGTGCCCCGCTGGGTGCGCTCCACGCGAACAACGGCTCCCTGATCGTGGTCCCGAAGGAGACCAACCAGATCGCCGACACGATCGTGTGGGAGAACGTCATCCGGATGTACGCCCGGATGCTCCCGTCCTCGATCAACCGCGCCGTCTGGCTCGCGTCGCCCGACACCTTCGTGGAGCTCGCCACCATGGCGCTCACCGTCGGTACCGGCGGGTCGGCTGTCTGGCTGACGGATGGTGTGGGAGCCCCGGTTCTCACCCTCCTCGGCCGCCCGGTCATCATGACGGAGAAGGCGCCGGCCGCGCTCGGCACTCAGGGCGACCTGTCCTTCGTGGACTTCGGCATGTACCTCATCGGTGACCGCCAGATGATGACGGTCGACTCCTCGCCTCACGTCAAGTTCACCTCCGACAAGACCACGTACCGCGTCATCCAGCGCAACGACGGCCGGCCGTGGGTCGAGTCCGCGATCACCCCGCGGAACAACTCGGCCACGCTCTCCCCGTTCGTCCAGCTGGACGACCGCGCGTGATCTGAAGTACCCCTGGCGGCGGGTTGTTCAACCCCTCTCGTCGCCGGGCCCCCGTAGCTTGTACGACAAGCGCCCTACTCGGTAGGGAGACCAGGTCGGATCTGGACGAGGGGGCTACCTTCCACACCCTGTGGGAGTTCCCGAGCATTGGCGCCCTTGGGATCAAACTATGCCACGTTAGGAGTGCAGCGATGCACGCAATGGCAGGACTCGGAGCCGAGTTCAACGTCATCTCCGAGGCTTCCGGTCTCGACATCCCCCTCAGCGGTGCTGGTGCGGTGTCGTTCGTGTCCTTCCTGGACGCGGGTACCCACACCCTCACGCTGACCCAGACCGACTCCACGGGCGTGAACTCGGAGATCGACCTCGACGAGGCCGACAACGTGTACTCGCACATCGGGCCTGGTGTGGGAGGTACCTGGACGGCCGTCACCCAGACGGCAGACCAGAACGTGGTCGACGGTGCGACCGCCACCAACGACTGCTACGTGATCACGGTCCGAGCTTCCCAGCTTGCTGCCGGCTACGACCGCGTGCAGTGCACCGCTTCGGCGGGTACGTGCGTGGCGATCATCCACGACCTCCACGTCATGCGGAAGCCGTCCAACCTCAAGTCCAGCCTCGTGGCGTAAGGAGGTCGTCTGATGAGCGTTTACAACCAGGCGGCAGCCTACCGACGGGCCGTACTCGGCGATGGACCGGTTTCCAAGGCGACGGGCGCCATCTCCGGCAACCCGACCACCCCGCTGTTCACCGTCGCCGGCGGTGAGGTTCTGATCACCAGTCTCTACGGCAAGGTGACCACGGCCCTCTCCACGGACAGCGGTACGTACGCGATCCAGCAGAACCCGACGACCGGCGACACCCAGACCTTGGTCACTGCGACCGACCTGGGTACTTCGGACACCGCCGTCGGCTCGGTCGTGGGTCTGACTCACGGCACGACCGCCGCGCCGGCCTTCCTTCGAGGGGGCACCGCTGAGCTGAACGCGGTTGTCACCACGGGCCAGGTCGAGTTTGTGGGTGCAGCGTCTGCCAACGGTGCCCTGACGTTCTACGTCACCTGGGTCCCGCTGACCGACGGTGCCACCCTGGTCGCTGCGTGACTCGCTGAGAGTGGCCGGGTATGGGGGCTACTGGTAGTCCTTGTACCTGGCCATCGGGAGATACTAATGAGCTGGCAGCAACTGGTCGATATCGCCAAGCAGAACTCCCAGGAACTGGAGAGCACGGTTCGTGATCGTCCGGTGGCCTGCCCCAACGACGGATACCCTCTCGACACTGGCCCTGAGGGTGAGCTTCACTGCCCGTTCGATGGCTGGGTGTGGGACGGGTACAACCACCTGATCTGACCGCCTGAAAGGAGGTACTCCAGTGTTCATCCGAGACCGACAGGGCATGACCTACGCGAACATCGAGGACGTGGAAGGCGCCCTGGATGTGTTCGAAACCGTGCGCAACCGCTCGCAGATCCGGCGAGCCCTGAACACTGCCACGGACTCTGTGGAGATGCTCCTGATGAGGCGCTTCTACCCCGAGATCCGGACTCAGACTTTCCCCTGGTACGACGAGCTGGGCACTCCGGACGAGCCGTTCACCATCTGGCTGGACCGACACGAGGTGACCTCCGTTACCTCCGTCACTACGGGAGCGGACAACAACTCCATCCCTTCGTCTGGCTACTTCCTCAAGCCCGACGACGGTCCGCCGTATACTCGGATCGAGCTGGACACCGAGGGCTCCTACGACTTCGATACGCGGAGTGCCTACCAGAACTCGGTCACCATCGGGGGCACGTTTGCCTACTGGGAAAAGACGGAGCCTGCCGGCACTCTCGTAGGCTCTGTGGACAACTCCACCACAGCGATCACGGCGAGCAACGGTGCTCTGGTGGGTGTGGGAGATCTCCTCACCATCGGAACCGAGCGCCTGGTCATCACCGATCGGGGCTGGATCAACAGCGGGGAGACTCTCACTGTCGAGGCTTCTGCTGCGGGATCCAACTCCATCACCGTGTCGGATGGGTCCGCGTTCTTCGCCGGCGAGGTCGTGATCATCGACAGTGAGCGTATGCTCATCGACGACGTGACTGGTAACGTCCTAACGGTCAAGCGGGCATGGAACGGAAGCACGCTTGCAGTGCACAACACGAGTGCTCAGGTATACGTGTCTCGTGCCCTAACGGTGACCAGAGGCGTTCTGGGCACTACTGCTGCCTCCCACACCGATGGTGCTGCGCTGCTCCGCTTCTACGTCCCGGACCTCGTTCGTGACCTAACGATCGCCGAGGCCATGGCCCAGTTGATCCAGGAGCGTACCTCCTACGCGCGTACGATCGGTGCCGGCGAAGGTGAGCGAGAAGTTCGCGGTGTGGGACTGGCCGACCTCCGAGAGCGTGCCATCTTTGCCTATGGTCGCAAGAAGGGTACCGGGAGGGCAGTCTGATGGCCAAGAGCGTCCGTATCAACACCAAGAAGGCCCAGAAGAAGCTGGCCCAGACTGGTGATGCGGTGACTAAGGGAGCCAGTCGGGGTGCCCGAGAGGTCGCCGAAGAGCTGGCCTCTTGGATCCGCGCTGACGCCCCAGTCGACACGGGAGCACTCCAAAGGAGTGTTGACGTGGTCGGCGACCGGGTAGTTGTCGGAGGCGGGCCCGTGGACTATGCTCCATTCGTGGAGCGCCGGGAGCACTTCATCGCCCACAACGTGGATGCGATGACGGCAGAAGCTGCTAAGATCGTAGAGGATGAAGTAAGGAGGCGATTGCCATGACAACTCTCGACCCGACGCAAGCTGTGCAGACTGGGCTTTGGGAGTTGCTGCGCAATGACTCTCAGCTCTCGCAGAACGTGAAAAACGTCCTAGACGAAATGCCGGAACTGACCTCGTCTAACTACCCGTTTGTGGTGGTGCCCGAGGTCTCCAGCGTTCCCGACGGGACTCACGATGACCCGGGGCGACTCATCACGGCTACGATCCACACCTTCGTGAAGGGTGACGTTCGAGACCGTAACGTCCGCCCTGAGAACGTCATCGGGGCTCGCCTCATTGCCCTCCTCGATCACGGTCACAAGAACTTGGACCCATTCGTCGCGGGATATCGGGTGTGGATGATCCATCACGAACAGTCCCGCAAGGTACCGGAGGGCGACCGCTCGGTACGACACCGAATCGACCGAGTGTCCATCTGGACCTCGAACACGGAATAAGGAGGGATAACCATGGCAGGTTTCGACGCCTTCGGTACCCAGTTCAAGCGGGAGACCAACACCCCGGGTACCTACGCGACCATCGCCAACGTCACCGACATCTCGGGTCCCAGCCGGTCCCGTGAGGCCATCGAGGTCACCGCCCACGACAGCCCGAACCAGTACCGCGAGTTCGTCAAGGGCCTGAAGGACGGCGGCGAGGTCGAGATCACGATGAACTACTCGCCCACCGTCTCGGGTTCGGGCCATGGTCTCCTGGACGACGACTTCGAGGAGGACGCGCTCCGCTCGTACCAGGTCGTGGTTCTGCCCGGCGAGGCCAACCAGGTGACCTGGACGTTCGACGCGCTCATCACGGACCTCGGAGACGAGTTCCCGCACGACGACAAGATGGAGCGGACGGCGACCTTCAAGATCTCCGGGAAGCCCCTCCTCACTGTCTAGCCCGTACTATCAACTGAGTCAACAAGGGGTTGAAACCAATGGCTCTCCTCACTCGTGAGCAGATCGAAGCCGCCAAGAGTAACTCCAGGAAGTGGGAGGACGTTCCCGTTCCCGAGTGGGGTCCCGATGCCGAGGTGCGCATCATGGAGCTCACAGCCGCCGACCGAGGGTATGTCGAGGCGGGCCAGATCGTGGCCAACGACTCGAACCCGAAGCTCAAGGTGGACTCCCTCAAGACCTACCGTCAGAAGATGGTCGCCGCGGGTCTGGTGGACGAGAACGGTGTACGTCTGTACGCCTGGAAGGACCTCCCGCTCCTGGACGACTTCGGCGGTGCTGTCCTGGAGCGTCTGTGTGACGTGGCTCTGCGACTCTCGGGCATGGGTCGTCATGCGGTGAAGAAGGCCGAGGGAAACTCCGACGCCGGCACGACCGACAGTTCCTCTTCCGACTCGCCGAGCACCTCGGACTGACTGTAGGGGAACTAGAGGCTCGGCTATCTTCCTCGGAGTTGACTGAGTGGATAGCTTACGAGAAGATCACCGGGCCTCTCGGTCGTCGCCGGCAAGACATCCAGGCAGCGCTGATCGCTACCACGATCGCCAATGCCAACCGCGGTAAGGGGAGGAAGTTCAAGATCTCGGACTTCCTCATCCAGTACGACAGGTTGGGACAGCAGAAGAGTCCTGAGCAAATGATCGAGGCTCTCAAGAGCATCAACGCAGCGATGGGAGGTGTGGAGGTCAATGGCAGACGTTGATGTGGACATCGAGGTTGACGCCGGCGATTCAGATGCCACACTCCGAGGCGTCAATCAGGGTCTCGGAAGCCTGGAGCAAAGCTCGGGTCGGGCATCGGGTGGATTGGACACTTTGGCCAACTCGGCCAGTGACGTCAACACCTTGATGAACGCGGCCGACCAGCGAGCGGACGACCTAGCTCGTGCCCAGAACGATGTGGCACAGGCTGCCTTGGACGTTGACCAGGCGAACCGTGATCTCAAGCAGTCCCAACTGGATGTCAACCAGGCTGACCGGGACGGTGCTCAGGCTGGCATCGATCTGGAGCAGGCCCTCTTGGACAAGAAGACCGCGCAGAAGGAATACAACGACGCGGTCAAGGAGTTTGGGCCTAACTCCCTCGAGGCCCAGCAAGCACAGATCGACCTGAAGCAGGCCTCCGAGGACGCCAAGCAGGCCGACGCTGACGCTAAGCAGGCAGTGGAGGACAAGGCTCAAGCGATCCAGGATGGCAAGCAGGCTGCCCTGGACGGCAAGCAGGCTCAGTTGGATCTGAACCAGGCCACACGAGATGCGGAGACGATCAGTGGTCCGGTTGGCTGGCTTCAGTGGGCAAGTCAGATGTCCTCAGTTCTGTTTGGACTCATCGGCACATTCGCTCTTGTCGGTACTGCATCGATCGGTGCAGCTCTGACCACAGCAGCGTCTTGGGTCGCTATGGCAGCATCCTCTGTCGCCGGTGCTATCGCTGTAGCTGCCGCTTGGCTCTTGTCTATCTGGCCCATCGCCCTGATCATCGCTGCCATCGCCGGTCTGGTTGCCCTCGTCATCATCTACTGGGATGACATCAAGTATTGGACCATCAAGATCTTCGGAGCTGTTTGGACCTGGCTCAAGGATCTCTGGGACGACATCGTGGACCTGTTCTTCTGGGCAGTCGACAAGGTAAAGACCCTGTTCCTGAACTTCACGGTCCTCGGAATCATCATCAAGAACTGGGGGGCCATCTCAGGGTGGATCTCGAACCAGTGGAGTGGGATTGCCAGTACCATCTCAGGATGGGTGGGTAAGATCAAGGGCTTTTTCCACGGTATGTGGGATGGTGTGGTAAGTGGGCTCAAGTGGGCCCTGAATGGCATCATCGGGCTTCTTAACGATGGCATCTACGGGGTTAACGTCCTGATCAGTGGGGCTAACCGGATCCCCGGCGTGAACATCGGGTTCATCCCCTACATCCCCTACCTTGCCAATGGTGGTGTAACTACCGGTCCCACTCTCGCCATGATTGGTGAAGGTCCTGAGCAGGAAGCAGTCCTACCCCTGTCCAAGCTGGAAGCCATGATCAACACTGGTGGTGGGGCAGCCCAAGCAGTATCCCAAGTCCAGCCAGTTACCGCTCGGGTTGAGTTGGACGTGGTAGGTGGAGCCAACGCGTTCACCGACTTCTTCCGTGAAGTAGTCCGGACGAAGGCCGGTGGCGATGTCGTGAAGTACGCGGAGGGATGACATGGTTTCGCTACCCCCTACAGTTAAGACCAAGCTGTTCTACGATGGGGTGTGGAATGACATCTCGGGTGATCTGAGGACTACTAGCCCTCTGGAGATCACTCGTGGTATCTCGTCTGAGGGATCCACTCCAGACCCTGTCGAGGCTTCCGCGGTTCTGAACAACCGCCATTTGGAGTACAGCCCTCGGAATCCCACGAGTCCTCTGTTCGGCAAGATCGGGCGTAACACTCCGATCCAGTTCGACCTGGAGACTGGCAAGCCATACTTGCTCTTCCCCAGCGGTATCCATTCTGTTTCCACACCCGACGCTGCGTCTCTCGACGTCACGGGAGACATTGACGTCCGCTTTGACGTCCAGCCTGATAACTGGGGCTCGCCTCAGATGTTGGCTATCCGATGGGCTTCTGGGGGTAACCTCCACTGGTCGTTCGCTATCGGGCAGGATCGAGAGCTGTGGTTCTGGTGGTCTCCCACCGGCCTGGCGGCCAACACCGTGTCGGCTACCACGACAGTTGCCGTACCGTTCTACGACGACCAGCGGGTAACTGTTCGGGTCACTGTGGATGTGAACAATGGCGCCTCGGGTAACACCACGACCTTCTACTACGCCGACGCTTTGGAGCCGGTGGAGTGGATCCAGATTGGTGACCCAGTCATCAACTCGGGGACAACGTCTCTGTTCAACGCGACTGCACCTCTGTTCATCGGTGACAATCAAGTCTCGATCCTCCCTGACAGCTCCTCGGGCATCTCTAGGCTACAGGGAAAGGCATACGGTCTGCAAGTACGTGACGGAATCGACGGCACCCTAGAAATTGATTTGGACGTCGCCGAGAACGGTACAGCAGGCGGAACTTCGCTGACCGGTAACGACGCGAGGGTGTGGACGGTTACTGGCACGGCTTCTCTGTCCAACGTATATACCCGATTCGTTGGTGAGGTTCCTGCTTGGCCGCCGCTGCGCCACCTTACAGGCAATGACAAGACCACGGCGATCAATCCGACCGGTATCACTCGTCGCCTCGATGTCGGCAATAAGCCAGTAGACAGTGCCCTTCTCCGATACATCAAGGAGCAAGGGCCGACAGAGTGCTGGCCTCTTACAGATGGCCAAAACTCCGAGTCGGGTAAGTCCCTCATGGGTGGTCGAGACATGATCCAGGATATCGATCCTGGAACGTCTACCGACAAGGCTGGTACTTGGGCTGCAGGGGAATTGGCTGAATGGATCGAGCCGGTTTTTCAGATTCCGCCAGATGCTACTGGTAACCTGTCTGGTCAGGTTCCTACCCTTGCTGATGGCGAGACCTGGTCGGTCGACTTCTTCATCCGTGGAGGAGGCAACGAGTCTGCCGGCGTGTTCAACATCTACGACCGGGGAGCAGGTACTGACGAGAGCCCCCGCGTATGGATCCAGATGGTGTTCAACGGGAACTTGGACACTCTCTCGACGATCTGGAACTATGAGCAGACCGACACTTCCTCGTCAGGTTTGGTGTTTTCCCCAAACCCTGCGGCGGCTATCTACGACGATGAAATCCACCACGTACGGTTCACTGCGAATCCTGGGGTCTCCAGCACCGTCTGTGATCTCTACATCGATGGGGTCCTGACCGCCACGGGATCCTTCGCATTCGTCATGGAGCCGGTCAAGCGTCTTTACTTGGGTTGGGGTTTCCTCACCCTGACCGGTGAAAACATGACCGAGCGGTCGGTAGGTTACATTACCTATTGGGACAGCTCGGCTCCCGCTGCTGCTGATGTGTGGGATGCAGCTACTGGTCTCCAGGGTGAGCGGGCTGGTACCCGAATCGAGAGGATCGCGACCCAGGCTGGGGTAAGCTCGGCTATCCAGGGAGATGTCTCAACCCAGGTCCAAATGGGCATCCAGCAGATGCAGAAGACCGTGGAGCTCTTCCAGACCTGTGCTACTTCTGACCTCGGGTATGCCTTGGAGAAGAGGGACGAGAACGCGATCTGGTACCGTTCCCACACCACCCTCTACAATCAGACTCCGGTGTTTGAGCTGGACTTCTCCAACGGTGTCGTAGGGGCCCCCTTCCGGCCGATCGATGACGACAAGCTGAGCCGGAATGATGTGTCCGTGCAGCGTGAGAGCGGCGGTGTCCCCAGCCGGCAGATCCTTGAGACTGGTACCATGTCAGTTCTGGATCCCCCCAACGGCATCGGTCGTTATGACGTGGCTTACGAGCGGAACATCTACACGGACGATCTCGCAGCCCAACTGGCTTACCAGTACCTCCACCTGGGTACTTTCGACGGCTTGAGGTACTCAAAGATCACGGTAGACCTAGCTAATCCCCGTGTCTACGATATGGTCCACAAGATCCTCCGGGCTGAAGTTGGCGACAAGATCCGCATCACCAACTTGCCTGAGGACCTTCCTCCGGATGACGTAGATCTCCTGATCCTCGGCTACACTGAGGAGATCGGACCGGATACATGGCGGATCACGTTCAACTGTGTGCCTGGTGAGCCCTGGAACGTAGGTATTACTGATGACAACTCCTATGGTCGAGCGGACAGCGACAACTCTACCCTAGGAGCTTCGGCTAGCTCGGGGTCAACCACCATCCGGGTCATTACGGACCCGGACAAGGCTCGGTGGGTAGACACCACCAACTTCTCCTCAGACTTCCCGTTCGACGTTAAGTGCGGCGGCGAGAGGATGACTGTTACCGCTATCACCCAGTCCATCGAGGATAGGTTTGGGCGGTCGGTGTCGAATGGGTGGGGTAGTGCAGACGTAGGGGGAGCTTGGAGCACCTCAGGCGGAAGTGCATCGGACTACTCGGTAGGGTCTGGTGTGGGAAGCCACGTCTGTGCAACTACCAACGTGTCACGTAGGACCTTCATCAGTTCTGTTGGCGCAGATGTGGACTTGTTCTGCAAGATCACGGTCCCAGCCACTTCTACAGGGGGCTCTCAGTTCGGTTCAGTCGTAGCCCGATACACCGATGCGGATAACCTGTACTATGTCCGCCTTGAGTTCACTACCGCCAATGCTGTAAACTTCACCCTGAGGAAGCGTACGGGTGGTACTGACACCCAGCTGGCCAGCTACACGACCAGCATGACCCATTCCGCCGGAACCGCTTATCGGGTTCGTTTCCAGGTGGTGGGTTCTACCCTCAGGGGCAAGGTTTGGCGAGATGCAGATGAGCTGGAACCACCAGCCTGGCAGGTTACTGCTACTGACACAGACCAGCCATCAGCTGCCGCAGTGGGAATGCGCTCGATCGTGTCTACGGGCAACACCAACACGAACCCGACCATCCAGTATGACGACTTCTTCAACATCCGCCCCCAGACTTTCACTGTAACAAGGTCGGTCAATGGGGTAGTCAAATCCCACACCAGCGGGACTGAAGTCTCGTTGGCTCTTCCCGTATACGTCGCCCTGTAGGAGGCAGAGATGACTAACTGGCTTGCCGGGATGCGTATTACCGCGGACCGGCTCAATGACAACACGCTGGAGACCTCCACCACTTCTGGTCTCGTGGCTGCGACCAACTTCTCCGTGAACTCGTTCTCTGGGCGTAAGGTCAACGGCATCACTACGGTGAACGGTAGCGTCCAGTACACCGGTGCAGGCATCAACGTGACGAACCCGGGCGACAACATCGCGGATACGGCGATCTGTACTCTGCCGACCGGGTGGCGACCCTCTGAGGCAGTCAACTGCATCTGGAGCGATGGCTCCCGAGACGGTGAGGCTTCTATCGCTACTTCGGGTGTGGTCACCATCCGTACCACGTTGAACGACATCACCACGAGTGCTAACCTGCGCTTCTACACGTCCTGGATCAGTGAGAACGGCTAGGAGTTAACATGGCTGTAGTAGTGCCCAAGTTCAGTTCCATCCAGTACGATGGGACTAATGGGGCTGAGGTAGTAGCTGTATCAGCTCTATGGACTCTGGTGAGTGATGACGGTACCACTCTGGTATTTACCGATGTGGAAAGTCAGTGGATCCTAACCTCTGGCTCCTGGCTGCTATGGGCAGGGAGCAATCCTTCCTTCCCCAGTCAGAAGCTGTCTAACACGGACTATCTGGCTTTCTTCCACGAGCTTGTCTAGGCTCTCCTAGAGCTTAGCTGACACGCTCGCACACGTAGATACGACGAAGTCCCTAACGCTCGACCTCAGAAGCGCTAGGGACTAAGTCTGTTCGCTCGTTCTCATCTCATGTCGAGATAGAACACCAGGCACGTCTCTCCACACCGTACATGCTGGCCGGCTTCTTGAGCCTTCTGATAGATGAGGGGGCAGAGAACCAGGATGGAGATGGCTACCCCATTTACGAGGCCCTGGAGAAGTGCATGCCTCATGACTGGTCCTTGTTCTTCTCGGCTGCCTTCTCACGGTGACGCCGGCAACGGGCTCGGTCGGTTTTGGTGTCGCCATGGGTGCAGTTCTTGTGGGCGGTCTTCTGGGTCTTCGGCGTCGGCTTGGGTGTAGAGTCGGCTTGGGGCATGATCCGGGCCTTTTTTGGTTGACGGTAGGTAGGGACCTTATCGGTGGGCCTCATAGGCCACCAAGTGGGTACGATCCTCTGGGTTCGTGCCGTGACATGCTGACGAGGGACGTTGAACGATCGGGGATCGATCTGGTAGTGGGCACAGATGGCCTTGAAACGGAGCCAGCTTGCCTGTCGGGTGGTCATCGATTCCTTAGGGCTATATGCTACCACCAGCAACGCCTTAAGGGTCTCGATCCGAGCCTCATTCTGGGTCATCCATGCTCCTAAGGGATGATAGGGTGATGAGACTGGAGGGTGTGGGATCTTCACAGGGGTTCCCACACCCTCCTTTGTCGCTTGGCGCGACGGTACTACTTGCCGGCAGCGGAAGCCGCGTTCGACGCGGTGAGAGCCACCGAGCCACCGCTCATCAGGACAGCCGCGGTGACCGCGTACTTCCAGTTCTCCAGCTTGCCGATCCGGCCCTGGACGGACTCGATGTCCTCGTTCACTTCGTCGAGGTCCTTGCCGTGGTTCTCACGGTCTTCGGTCTGCCGGCGGAGGGACTCATCCAGCTTGGTCTCCATGCGGACCAGTCGCTCGATGATCTCCCGCTCCGGGTTCGGGTGTATGGGGCTGACGGTCATGGGATCACTTCTCCAGTTCGATGATCTCGTGGTTACGGTAACACCCTCCACCGCAGCCGAAGCGGTCGATGAAGGTCTTCTGGCGAGCCACCATCTCTGATGACAGCCAGAGGCTTACGGTGCGCTGGTCGCCTCGGGAGTGAGGCTTCCGGCAGTTCGTAACGAGGGCGTAGCGGTAGTCCGCTGAGTTGTTACCGCCTTCGAAGGGTCGGACCCAGATGGCCTTTCTCCACACGCACCGAGCGAGTGTCAGGTAGGTCCTGTGCTGCCTTTTGCAGTTGTGGCGGCGGTACTTCTTGAACTCGGGCATTACCCACCTCCTAGTCTAGGGGTGAGTCCTCACTCTCACGGGTTATGCCGGATTGTCTTCTTGGTGCCAGTTCCAGAGGAGCTGGAGGTCGTCGGGGTTGGGCTCGATGTCTGCCTGGAGCTGAGTCTTGACCCTTCGGAAGACCTCGATACGGGGGTCGGACGAGTCGAACAGGAGCTGGCGAGGCGGTGATGGATCGATGGTCTCGACGGCTGGTGTGGAGCGCTCTCGTCTCGGCTTCTTAGCCTTGTGACGTCCCATCATTCCCTCACTTCAGGTAGTAGGTCCAGGTGTTGGCACGCCCGGCTCGGCTTTGCTTGACCTCATAGGTCTTAGAGTTCACCCTTACGAACCCCTTAAGGTACCGCTCCACGGTCTTGTCGCTGCACTTGATGCCCATGTCCTCAAGGACTGACTTGGCGGATGAGATGGTAAAGGCCATTCCCACGTTGGAAGCCATGTGGTTCAAGAGGGCTTCGGACTCATTCATCCCGACGACTACAGACTGGATCAGGTCTTCCTTGCCCTCAATGGTGTGGGAGGTACAGCCTTCAGCCCAGGTCTTCTCAGGTGTCTTTTTGCCCTTACGGATGATGGTATAGACCTCGTCACCGTGGCCAGTACGAGTGTGGGTCCGCTTGAACTTCAGCTTATGGACCTTCCATACCTCGCCGTTTGTGTTGTCTTCCCAGTCCCGCTCCTCGTGAAGCTCCCAGACGTGGTCAACATCTTGGCTCTTGGCAGAGGAGCCTCGCATGCCCTTGCCGGTGTCCTTACCGAAGTGGTCGATGCGGATGCCAACGATCTTACGAGCCTTGAGCGGTTCGTGGACGAGACGGTACAGGTTCAGCCAGGTAGAGGACTCGTTCTCGTTCCCGCCGATGAACCGTGACGCGGTGTCGAGGATCACCACATCAGGCTTAACCTCGTCTACGATCTCCAGCAGTTCCTCAGCCGCTACGCCTGCCGGGTCATCCAGCGTGCCGTCGAACTTGGGGAACTGCTTGTAGATGAACCGCTCCTGGAGGATCGGCAGATCGGCCTGGGTGATACCCAAGCACTTCAGACGGGTCACGATCTCCTTGAGGCTGTTCTCCTTGTCGAAGTACAGGACCTTAAGGGGGGCAAAGGACTTATCCGTCAGGAAGGGCAGACCGAGCACCAAGCATCGGCACCAGTCGAGGATCAGCAGGGATTTACCAGCCTTGCCCTCGGCAGCCAATGTGAGCTGCTGGCCTACTTCCACGAACTCGCCGGCAAGCCAATCGAGCTTGGAGAAGTCCTGCTGCCAAGCACTGGTCCAGTCGATGCTGTCGAATCGGCCTCGTACTTCACCCTCGGGGCTGCTCGGGTCAGGTACCGGCTGAAGGTGTCGGTTCGCACGGACGGCGTACTTCTCGGCGCCTTCTTTGTCCCACACCTTCGGGATGTCGGTGTGGATCTTGTACCCGCGCTCCGTCTCCTCCTTGTCCACCAATGGCTTACACTGGCGGGCTGCCCATACGGCGTTGTCAACCGTGAGGCCAGCCTTAGCGGTCTCCATCACGATCGCCTTAGCTGCCGCGTACCGAGACATGTCCGAGTCAGCCTCGAACCTCTCATCCCAGTCTCGGATTGTCTCCCTAATCCCCGCGTACTTCCTCTTCTGGAGGTCGAACGGTTCGCCATCGCAGCTAGAAGCGTTGGAGCTGGGTGTGGAAGGGATCTCGGCCAGGGACAGATCAGATCCGAGATACTTGACCAGCTCATCCACGTCCCAAACCTTGGATCCCCACCGGAGAACCTCAATCTCCACACCGGGCTTGGTCTTGTGGTTTACCGTGCCCGGGAGCCGGAGAAGAGCATTGAACGGGAACTTCGAATCACCCCGGAAGCGCTTGGCCAGGAGGCGGTTGATCTTTTCCAGCTCATCCCTGTTGAGCCTGCGGTCAACGCGAACCCGAACGTGGCGGCCACCCTCTGAGCCTGAGGCAACGACCATGGCACCCAGCTTGCGGAAGGTGGACTCTTGTGAGGTCAGCCACTCCATGTGCTCGGGGAGCTTCGACTGGTCTACCGTCTTGTCCTTCAGGCGCGGCGAGTCGATGTCTACCCACACAACCTTCGAGTGGGAGAACTTGTGCCCGTCGTCAAAGGCTGCCGAGCAGACGAACACGTTCCGCGTCTTGGAGAGCCGGATGAGCTGGTCAAGTTCCTCGCGGTCGGTGAGACGGACATAGGACTCTTGCCAGTCCTTAGGGCCGAGGTTCTCGTCGTAGGTGCAGGTGGCGACTCGTGCGTGGTCAGACCCGCTCAGAACCCAGCGAGAAAACTTTGCCGCTTGGGCGATGCTGGGCATTGACTGGGGGCTAGTCGTCATGCTAGACTCTCCGTATCGGATGTTAGTTGCTTAAAGCCCGGTTCGTGAGATGGCCCCTCATGAGCTGGGCTTTTTGCATGGCTGGCTAGGCCGGGAGCTTCTCGGCTCGGGCTTCTTCTGCCTTCGCGGCGTCGCACCGACGGCCGTGATGCACCGTCAGCGGGTGGTCACACTCCGAGTGGACTCGGGCGTAACGGCACCTCTCGCGTGCGGGCGCAGTGTCTTCGTGGTCACAGTCGATGTGGCGGTTCCAAGGGCGAGGCATGAAAACCCTCCTTTCGTGTAGCTCTTGCCTACACCTCAACTATACATTCCAGACGTCTGGAAGGCAAGTACCAGATGGATGTAACTTTACGTGAACTCGCCAACACAGAGCGTAGTGGCGAGCTGTGACGAGTTCACTGGCGAGCTAGAACCACGTAGAGCTAAATGATCTAGACAACGATCTTGAGACGGACTGGCGAGTTAAACTCGCCAAAAACGAACTCGCCAGAACTCGCCAACTAGACAATGATCTTGAAACAACGTCCTGACGTGCGGAAACACTGGCGAGTTTAACTCGCCAAGATCAGCTCGCCACTTCAACTCGACACGCTCATCTCTATAGATGAGCAGTGTGTCGAGTTCGTCTAATGATCTTGTGACGAGATAGAGAACATGGACTATTGGGACAACGAGCAGCAGGTGTGGAGATACAAGGCTGCCGTGTTATGGGTGCTCTTGACCACGGTGCTAGGTGGGGTGTAAGGTAGTAGGGAGTAAAGTCCGAGAGGTGGTGTGTAAAGTGCCGCGTAGGAAGTTCAGCGAACGCCTGGAGGGCCGAAACGGCCGGGTTTGGGAACTCTATGCCGTCCGTAGCTGGACGCAGGAGCAGGTGGCCGAAGAGCTGGAGATTAGCCAGCAGGAGGTCTCTCGAATCATCCGCCGAGTCCGTGAGGAGATTCCCCAGCAGACGCGGGAGGAGATCGTCCAGGAGCGAGTGGATCAGATCCGTCGAGTGGTCCAGGCAGTGGTGGACGATGCCCTGGAGTACGGCGACAAGGATGCCGTGTCCAGCCTGGTCAAGCTGTGGGAGCGTGAGGCCAAGCTCTTGGGCCTAGATGCACCTACCAAGCAGGAGATCAAGGGCCGGCTTGCTCGGTACGACATCTCCGGCGTGAACCTGGACGACCTGACATGAGCACCACGCTGGGTGTGGAGGAAGACGTTCTGGTCCATAAGGCCGAGTTCCGTGGTGCTGCCAAGGAGTTCATGGCTTATCGGGGATCGGAGGTGATCCTCGAGGGCCCAGCCGGTACAGGTAAGAGCCGTGTGTGCCTGACGAAGATCCACCTGGCCTGCCTCATGACACCTGGCGTGAAGGCCCTGATCGTCCGCAAGACCGCCGTGTCCCTGACCGCTAGTAGTTTGGCCACATACCGGGAGAAGGTGGCGAAAGAAGCGATCGCCGCTGGTGCTGTGGTGTGGTATGGGGGATCCCAGCAAGAGCCGGCTGGCTACCGGTATGAGAACGGGTCCATCATCAACGTCGGCGGCATGGACAACCCCGACAAGGTCTTGTCCACGGAGTATGACCTCATCTTCGTGGACGAGTCGACCGAGGTGACCGAGAAGGACTGGAACACCTTGATGACCCGCCTGCGTAATGGGCGGATCTCGTTCCAGCAGATCATGGGAGCCTGTAACCCGTCGGGCCCAACTCACTGGCTTCTCGTGCGCGCTAAGTCAACGTTGCGCATGTTGCACAGCAGACACCAAGATAACCCCGCTTACTTTTCTAGGGATGGCGTACCTACTCAAGCGGGACTAGCTTATCTTGAGATGCTGAAGTCCCTAACGGGTCTCCAAAGGCTTCGCCTGTTTGAGGGCAAGTGGGCCGCTGCCGAGGGCATCATCTATGAGTCCTACGACCCTGCGCTCCATGTAGTGCCTAGGTTCCCGATCCCTGAGGATTGGCCGCGATACTGGGCCGTTGACTTCGGGTTTGTCCACCCGTTCGTCCTACAGATGTGGGCGAAGGACCCTGATGGCCGGCTGTTCATGTACCGTGAGATCCACATGTCCAAACGCCTTGTCGAGGACCACGCCAAGACGGCGCTGGCTCAGGTACGGACCAGAGACGAGAAGACCGATCGCTGGGTGTGGAATGAGCCTAAGCCGCGCGCGATCCTGACCGACCATCAGGCAGAAGACAGAGCCACGCTAGAGAAGCACCTTGGTATGGCAACCAAGCCGGCTAAGAAGACCGTATCTGACGGTATCCAGGCAGTAGAGAGCCGGCTCAAGTTGCAGGGCGATGGCAAGCCTAGGCTGTTCATCCTGGAGGATTCCATCGTTGAGGTGGACCGTGAGCTCCAGGGTGAAGGTAAGCCGACGTGCCTGGCAGACGAGATCCCAAGCTATGTATGGGGCAACAGCAAGACCAAGGAGGCGCCGCTCAAGGAGAACGACGACGGCTGTGATACCATGAGGTATGTGGTAGCCGAGATCGACCTGGTAGGCGGAGCAAGGGCAGACCGACACTTCTGAGGGGTTGGACATCATGGCATTGACATTCCAGGAGGCATACGCGGCGCAGCGTGAGCACCTCCAGACCGAGGTTCAGCGCAAGAAGAAGACACGGAAGCCGATTCTCGCCGTGTTGTGGGTGACTCTGGGAACTCTCGCCGGCACGTTGACGGGTCGGAGCCTTCTGTGGTACGCTCGTCTGCGTAGAACCGTTCTCTACCTGGTCGGCTTCGGCTTCATCGACTACGCCGCCTGGGACTGGAACCCGACCTTCGGGTACCTGTGCATCGGTGTTTCCCTTCTGGTCCTGGACTCGTTGAGTGGAGGTAGTGAGTAGCCGTGAAGCCGCTGTCCTCTCTTTTCAACAAGGTCCCCACTCCGTACGTCTCGCGTTCTGAGTCAGGGGGCCGCTCAGCGTGGTCCCGTATGTGGAGCTCCGCGGGACAGCAGGCTGACCCTAAGAGGATGATGGAGACGATGGGCCTTGTGTCCACGCTGTACTCCATCGTCAACACCAATGCCAACTCCGTCGCCTCGGTGGACTGGAAGCTGTACCGCAAGTCGGCCTCCGGTAAGAAGGAGGACCGCCGAGAAGTCACCGCGCACCCTGCGCTGGTGGTGTGGAACAAGCCGAACCGCTTCTTCACCAGGACCGAGTTCGTAGAGACCGAGCAGCAGCACGTGGACCTCACGGGTGAGGGCTGGTGGGTTCTTTACACCGACCCGCGAGCTCCGGGTCTTGGACCTACGGAGATCTGGCCGGTTCGCCCGGACCGCATCTTCCCGGTCAAGCATCCCACCGAGTTCCTTCTGGGCTACATCTATGTGGGTCCTGACGGCGAGGAGGTGCCGCTGGACGCCGAGCAGGTGATCCAGCTCCGCATGCCTAACCCGATGGACATGTACCGCGGGATGGGTCCTGTTCAGTCCCTGATGTCCACGCTTCACGGCTACCGTGCGGCACTGGACTATAACCGGAACTTCTTCAACAACGGGGCTGAGCCCGGCGGAATCGTCCACTTCTCGCGTGAGCTGGACGACGACGAGTGGCGCCGGCACAAGAGGCGCTGGAACTCGCAGCACCAGGGTGTGGCGGCTGCTCACCGCGTTGCCATCCTTGAGGGTGACGTGGAGTGGATCGACCGCAAGTACA